GTTGGTTTCAACGATGCGCTCACCGTCCGACTCATGACCTGACTGTACGACCGTGATCGTCTTCTGCCTGTCGGCCTGCCGCGCCACCTTGCGGAAGACCTTGTTTGCCATCTCGTGAAGATCCATCAGCAAAGAAGCAGGAGCCAGGGGCATCAGGTTTCCAGGGACTTGACCAAACCCCAAAGTATGAAAAGGCCCCTCTTCGGGACCTTCCCATTCCACCACTCGCAGAGGCTCGGACTGCGAGATACCACCTCGATCGTCGGCCTGCACGGTAACCACTACGTTCTCGATTGGCAACCAGATATCCCAAAGCTCGACGATGGGAGAGTAATACTCATCACCAAAGTACCCTTCGCCCGACCCGATCTGCTGGATTCGTTCTTCGCCAAACTCATTCGTCTTTTGATATATGTTTGGAATGATGTCCTTGGTCTTCTTGCCGAACATCTTGCTTTGAACAATTGCCTCGTGCGGGCAGCAATAGCGATTACCCGAGAACTGTATCTGGTCCCATCGTTTTGCCGTCATGTCGAAGACAAAGTCGTCGAAATCCACGTTGTCCACAAAAGGCTGGCCAGGGTCATGTTCAAACCCGGACATGTCCATGCCAGACGAAGTCAGGCCTACCTTGACCACACCCATGCCAAACATGGCATCAGTAACCCACTTCTGAATCGTGGTCTCAAGATCAATGTCCTTGATGAGCATGTTGAGCGCGTATTCGAATTGCTTTGCAACAATCTCTTTTTCAAGAGTCTTTGAAGTAACTAGGACCTGTGGCCTTCGTGCAGCAATCGCTCTTCTGTAAATGGAAATTGCCATCTCCAGAAGGTTGAGCGGTACTCTGCTTGTTGCGCCGTTGTCGGTGTAATGCGTGCCGACGAACTGGCGAATCGCATGCAAGCGCTTTTCTCTGTATGGCTGCAGCTTGCGACGTGAATATTCAATCGCGTTTTGGAGCCGGGACATTTTTGTGTTGTCGTATGTGTATGACATTTTTACCATTCCATGGCTTTACGTTTTCGCTGTTCTACTTGTTGCCTTCGCCAAAACATCGTTCCTTTTGTCGGCCCTACTGCGGCGGGTTTTTCCGACGGTACTCTCTGCATTCCTTTCCACAGGAGCGCATCAGCAGTAGGACGATCTCCATGGTTCTCTCTCGCACCCGACGGATCAATGGTACGGAGCGATCTAGAGTGAGTGATCCATCCCGTGGCGGCAAATATGATTTCCTTGCACTCTCGCAAAGCGTCTTTGCTGTGATTGATAAAATGCTTTGTTGACAGGGCTTTTCTGTACTCGCTGTAAAGGATTCTCTTTTCATCCTTTGTCGGCCACCACCCCGGTATCTTCGCAATCTTTCCATTCTGTTCTTTCTTGTACCAAATCTTTCGATAGCCAAGCTCGAGGATTCGGTCACCAAAATTTCTTCCAGGCCCAGGCGCCTCCCAAATAACAAGCGCTCCAGAGTCATTGCCTCTGAACCACTTTGCGAGAGCGACTGCGTATGTTGCCAGTTGGTCTGGTCGAAGGTTTGGCGTGACAAGTTCAGCTACCTTTTCTCCTGTCTTGCAATCGCCAACAGACAGAACACTGTTGCTGCTCCCTGTTCCCGCCGCAATGTCCGCTCCAATGACGTAACTTCGGTCAGAAGGAAGCTCGCCATGTGCGTCAGGATAGACCCACAATCGCAAGGTTCCTTTTGGCTGCTGCTCGAACTCTTCAGGTAGTCCGGTGATTGCATTGTGCTTCAATTCTCCAACGCTGTATGGATTGCAGCCCGTGCTTTTCATGAGGTCGTCGAGGATCAAAATGTCGAAGAACTGATAGTCTGATCCCGCGAAGTCGATATCCAGCTCTTGCGCTATTTCCTGGGGGTTGGCGCATCGGCGACACTCCTGGTCGTACCACGGGCTTCTCGTCTTGCCGTTGCTATCTTCATAGCTACCAGCGGACTTGACAGGGTGCTTGGTCCAGTGAAGCGTGAGTTGGGCAATAGTGTCACTGTTGGCGAGGTCGAAGAACGCGTTGTTTGTGCCGCTTGGCGTCGAGTTGAAGATCCGACAATTTGTAGCGTCACGAGTTGAAGCAAGCGCCCTGTAACCAGCATCAATGTCAAACGCAGCAAACTCGTCAAGACCAATAGCAGTACGTCGGTCACCACGAGCGACATCGCCCGTCGTTGATTCGCCGTCGATCGTGCTGCCATTGTCCTCATTTGTAAGCCTGAGCTTTGTGCGTGTTGTCCTGGGAATCAACCATCCAGGTAGATACTTGTGAATGAAGTCCATTTTCCAAAACAGACTTTTCGGGTTACCTGGTTTATCGACGTAATCCTCATTACGGCTTACCAACAAAAAAGACTGGTTTGGCTTGAAGTGCCAGCGCCATTCGAACACAGTGAGCAACATCCATGATGCTCCCATGTCACGGCTCTTCTTGATCACCAAGTCCTTCTTGCCGATGGCGTCTTCCATATCAAGGAGGGATTGGTCCTGAAACTCGTATGTCAGGAACGGCAATACGCCGTCTCCAACACGAGGGTCGTAGGTCCAGCAAAAGGCATTCACATAGAACAGAATGTCCCTGGCACACATGATGTGCAGCTCTTCTGCGGCCTTCTTGTCTGTCGTACCCATCTGGACCAACTCATTGCGAAACCGCAGGTTGGCGTCCATGTCCTTGGGGACCAGGTCGTAGTATTCGCCTGTCACTCAGGGGCTCTTCGTGCGAGTTTTGCGTTTTGACTGTGGTACATCCGTGTATTTTCGCATGGCCTCTTCCAAAGCCGGAACAGTGCGCTCAATCCTGTCTGCAACGTAAAGAACGTCGGTTTTCTCGTCACCTTCTGCCAGGCACGCAGCTATGTCCTTCAATACCGCCGCATATCCTACAAAACTAACCACCAGACGGTGTGCGCTCATGGTCTCGAGCGCTTCTCGCACTGTGGGGGAAACAGCATGCCCAAAAGTGTCTCGTCCGTCCCAAGAGGGTCTTTTATGCTTGCTTTTCGCCATTCAATGTGTTCCAACGAACCCGGCAGCTCTTGAATGTGCTGCGTGCGCCCCCGTACCAATCAACAATACGTGCCTCGGACATCCAGGGTCGCAGGTATTCAAACGCAATGACAGCTGCTCGTGATCTGGCCTCAACCAACTCCGGACACCTCGCTTTGCTGTGCAGGTCCGACCATGTCAGGCCCATGTCCTGAAGCATCTCCACGATCATCGCCCTCACTATCTGCTTCTCCTGGCAAGGCGTTCTGGGCCAAATCGACATCCGTACACTCCTCTTTGATCTGCTGCAAACGACTGATAAGTCCTAGAACAACTCTGCCATCATCCTGCATTTTGCCGTCTTGCTCAAGCTGCTGGCGAGAAGGAAGCAACTTTGTATAGATCTGACCCCAAAACTGACTCTCAGCCTGGGGACTCGCCTTCACCCAGCACAACATGGACCAGGCCTCGCTGCTGGGAGCGTCAGATGCCTCCACATCACTCACCCTGATGTTTGCCGCTACCCACTCCACAGTGCGCGGTGTACTGCAACTCTTCTCGTCAAACGTCTCCTTCGAAACGTCATGCTTCCGCATCGGACGACGAGTCACAGAACCCACCTTCTTCTTCTTCTCAGAAGGACGGACAGGCTTTGCCGTAGTGTCAATAACGTCCATCACCACCTGGGGAGGAGGAACGTAATCCGGAACCTCCTCCTCTTCCTCCTCCGGCTCAGTCTCCTCGCCAGCCACAACAGCGTCCACATAATCCTTGACGCCCTGGTCATCGAAACGCTGGTCGAACGGAGACATCACAGCCTCAAATGCCATCCGCCAGGCACGCTCGACCGTCTCACCATTCTCCTTCAACGCCTCCCTGGCCTTGACGAAATCCTTCCACAAACCATTGTCAATCAACTCGCGGCGCATGTCCGCCTTCGATTTGCGCTTGAAATAGTCGTAGCTACTCAACTCAGTCATGCAATATCCCTGAACGACGTTCAAGATCCACCAACAACACCTCGAGACGATCAGCAACAAACTCCAGGTCAGACTTGCTGTCAGAGTCCAAAGACCCAGTATCCGCTATATCACGCAATACCGTAGACAAACCACGGATCGAATTAAAAATAACCTGGGGATCATAAGAACCCAAATCACGATCCTTGGTTGACGTATTCCAGCTTGGCATACCACAAAGTCTTATAGGTATATCGGTTGGAAGGGGGTAT